GACTCGCTGGCGTTCTTGCTGCTGGTGTTCTGGCCGCTGGCATCGGGGTAGACCGCGATACCGTGCCCAGGGAAGCGCGCCTTGATTTTCTCGATCATCTCCGGCGTGTCACGCACCGAGTGGAACTCATCCAGGGCCAAGGGCAGGCCATCTCTGACGACGTAGACCACCGCCGCCATCTTCATGACGTTGAAGTCCATGCCGATGTGCAGAGCCTCGCCTGGCTTGATGCGCTCGCTGGTGCGGCTCTCGCTGCGGCTGAAGGTGTAGTAGACGACCCCGGCATAGTTCTCGAAGCTGGCTTCGTATTCTTGCCGGAAGGTGCGCGGGTCCATCTTCCGGCGCGCGGCATCCAGCTCCTCGGCCGGGACGTTGCCGCCCTGCAACGAGGTGTAGAGCCAGCTCTTGTGATCGGGCTCGCCGTCGGGCTGCCCATCACGGTATGTATCGAAACAGTGGTTGAAGCCCTTGGGGGTGCCGATACGCAGCGCGTGGCCGCCCTTGCACTTGCCGACGCCTGGTATGACGTACTCACACGTCGACAGCATCGGGCGCAGCACTTCCTCCCAGGCCGCCCACTTGCAATCCGCCCACTCATCCACCAGGACGAAGAACAGGCCGGAGCCACGCAGGTCGTCGTAGTTTTCCAGTCCGACGCAGCGAATCAGGTGCCCACTCTTGAGCGTGATCAGCATGTCCGACTCGTTCGGCTTGCAGTCCCGCCACTCTCGAGGGATGGCCTGCTTCAGTCGGCGCCAGAACACCCGGCGGGCCTGCTTCTGCGTCGGAGCCGCGTACCAGATCTCATCCTCAACGCTTACGCCCCACTCCGCAGCCAACCTGGCCGCGCGGCGCATCTCAGCCTTGCCGAGGAATGTCTTGCCGAACCGGCGGCCGCACACTGCATCACGGAATCGAGCGTCACGCTGGAAGCCCCACACATAGATGTTCGCCTGCTTCGGCGTCAGCTTGACCGGCGCCTCATAGGTACGGGGTAGCGGGGACATTCTCGTCTGGCTCCAGCTTGTACTCAGCAATGGCGTGCTGCTGATCCGCCTGTGAGCCCAGAGGCTTGTCGGGTTCGATCTTGCGGTTGACGTACATGTCGCCGCACTCCTTGGCCGCCTGCTCGTACAGCTGAGCGGTCAGGGCCAGGTTCCGCATGCTCTCGGCCTTCTCGGCCATCCTACCGAGCCCGCGCAGCCGAAACGCTCGGTTGGCGATTGGGATGTCTGCCGTCTCCTCACGAAAACGCTTTCGGCATTCATGGAACAGGTCCGCCCACTTCTGGGCCAAGCCTCTGCCTGCATACTTGGTGGGGTCATGCGATTCGCACTGCTGGCGACTCACCTCAACCCCGAATTCCTTCTTGACGGCCTCAGCAACCTGCGACGGTGTGTCGAAGCAGGCCAGAGCCTGAACAATGAAGGCTTTGACCTCGCTTCGTAGTGCTGCCATAGAGTTGTCATCCGTCAGGACCCGTCAAAATCAGGCCGACTTGAGTAGGCAGGTTCCGCAGGCCCTCGAAATGTTGATCTTGGCCACCTCAGGCGGCCGGCTTGCAGCGTCGATCAGCTGCTGTACGTCGTGCCCAGCACCGTAGCGGCGGACCACACCGACGAACTCCTCCACATCGTGTCCCCGGAGCGTCAGGCTGGGCAGCCCGTCCTGGGTGAACTTGGGAGCGCCGTACTGATCGAGCTTCTGGGCAATGTGGTAAAGCTCGTGCTCGATGAGAGCGCAGAACTCGGTGTCGGAGCACTGCGAGCAGTAATCGGCGGCCAAGGTGATGACGAAGCCCGGCACCTCACCGAACCAGTCAATCATCTGCTGCTCTTGCCGAGCCTTCTGCCATCCTCCGGCGCGGAACATCACCGCTTCGGCCTGGCCTACCACTGTCCGCCCTTGCTTCTCGAAGCAGGCAGACGCCCACAGGAAGCGCAGCGGTGCGTCGATCAGGTGAGCATGGTCTGGGTTGTGCAGTTCGCCACCCTCACTGAGGATCACGGTCTGCACCCACTCGCCAACCTCGGGCGCCGGCTGGAGCCTGGTGCCGAGCATCGACAGATCAGTCAGCTCAAGGAGATCAGCTGTAGGAACTGGCCTTGCCATGCTGGTCAATCCTCATAGTCCGAACCTTGCCGCCGGTGTAGATGTCCCGCTTCATGGCAGCGCGTACTGCCTCTTCAGCACTTGCACCCATGTCCATCGCTGCCAGGGCATAGGCCGAGCCGCTGCCGATCGCGTCAGGGTTGGCCGGATCGAGGTCCTGCCGCCATACGCCAGTCTTGTCGTCATGGCCGACCATCTGCAGCCTGCCGCCATCAACCACATAGCCCGAGCACTCGACCGGAACAGGCGAAGGCGTTCCGAAGTAGGCTGCAATCAGGGCCTTCTCGTCGCACACGGCGCCGGATAGGAAGAAGCTGACCCCATCTACAACGGTGAGCTTTTGGCAGTCATCGGAAACGATGGAGCCACTGCGGGTCTGGCGGGAGTCGTAGGCGATAACGCCGTCCTTGTAGGCGATGGTCGTCATTCACCAGGCTCCAGGCGCTGGCCAGAGATGACCTCACCCAGGCTCAGCCCGCAGCGGGTGCGACTGGACTCGATTCCATCAGCGCGATCACATACCGCCATCGCGCACGCAACCAAGTCAGCCTGCTGGCCACTGGCGAACTCGCCGACCACGCTGGATTGACTTGGCCCGGATAGCATCTCGTCCTTGGTGGTAGGTGATTCGTAGCGGGTCACGATATAGCGGGTCACCGGGCGAACCTGGTATTCGGTCTTCATGGGGATTCTCCGGCCTGCGCACAGGCTGAGTGGTGGTCGCGCCACGAAATGGCGCACGTCTATTTTGTGGCGCGCGGCCTTTGTCTCGACTGATCGAACAACCGTGCCACATTGCCCCTTGAGCGCAGCGCCAGGATGAACAGGATTCCGAATATCAGGGTGCTGGGCAGCGATGTCGCCGGCCACTGCCCGTACAGGAGGATTGCGCCGATGATGCTCAGCCACTCCTGACCGAACAGGGAGGCGAGGCAGAAGGCGCACAGGCTTGGCAGGAACTTGTAGCTCGACCCGCCCCGCCGGTACATGAATGCGATGACAAAGCATATCCCGCCGCAGAACCCGGCGTGTGCCAGGGTGATGGTTTGGTCTAGGGTCATTGGCCCCCTCGCTTGGGGAACAGGCTGCCGATTGCTGCTGGCAGCTCGGTTACCCACTTCGGCAGTTTGCCGGTGGTGATCGACTCCAGAACGCTGATGCTCACCAGGACGGTGGCGAGGCCACAGCTGAAGGCGGCAATGCCGCTGGTTTTGGTCCAGGCCTGCGCCAGGATCTCGGCAGAGCCGTAGTACCCGCCGATCCAGCCAGCGAGCAGGTAGCCCATACGCTGCCAGAGGGTGATGTCCTTCGCCCACAGGATGAAGAGCAGTGCGCCACCGAAGGCGCAGACAACAGCGTTCAGATCAATCGTGGGAAGGCAGCTTGCCAGGGCAATGCCGCCAAGCCCTACAACCGTGCAGGCAGCTGCAGAAGCGGCATCGACCATGTTCAGTCCCTTAGTGCTTGTAGCGGAATGGCGCAGGGCCGCGGAAGTCCACGCCCGTGGTAAGTGCCCATACCGCAAAAATGAGGATGCCGACGCTGAGCGCCGCAGCCAGGAAGAGTGCCCGGCGCTCTTGGGGTGAGCCGTCGGGTCTTTTGAGGCCCTGGATGATGAAGAGGCACCCGAGGAAGATGTTCGCGCTGATGTCGCGATGCATGGCGTAGCTGGCAAGAGCCATGGCGAAGGCCAGGAGGCTCCAGCACGTTGACCGGGACATTCTGCCTCCGGGACTGTTGAGGGCCTCTTTGGGCAATAAAAAACCCGGCTTTTGGGGCCGGGTTCAGGATGTTTTCGCCATAGGCGAAATTATGACGATGGCGAAATAGTGCCAAAACACTCCTCAAACTGTCAAGCGGCTATTTCCTGCGTCTCGTCATTGCGTTCACGGAGCCTTTCCACCACCCGGGCAACAGGCTTCAATGCCTGCTTGTCGAGCTTGTCCACCTGGCTGCAGAGGGCATCCCACACCTCCTGCCAATCCCTTGCCCAGTTCTGCGGGTTCATCTTCTCGCCGGTGCGGTCCTCGACGAACATGCACACCGCACCAGGGCCCATCGCCTCGCCGCCGTGGACGAGGATCTTGTGCGATTGAAGAGCAGCCATGGCCATCCAGTAGGCGCGCTGCTTCTTGCGGTCTGTGAGCGCTTCCAGGCCGCTCCCGAGCCATACCAGGCCATGGGAGATGCTCAGGTCGTTACCGCTGGCCACGGGCGAGTACAGGAAGTGCCCAAGGTGGCGCAGCGACTTCGGCAAGGAGTCGATCGCCTGGATCACCAGGCCGGCGGTCAGCATGTGGGCGCAGCGGTCGTTGGTGAGGCGTCGGCCCGGGCGGGTTTCCTGCACCCCTTCCTTGCGAACCTCGTACACCTTGCAGACCTCCTTCCCGTCGTGGTTCTCCAGCATGACCATGATCTTCACATCGGCGGAGCCCCCCTTCTTGCCCAGGGCCGCCTGCTCTGCGGCCACGGCCAGGGCGGATGCGCGGTTCTCGTGCAGTGCGTCGTGCCAAACTTGGCGAGCGCTAATTACTTTCATGGTCGTTCCCCCTGGATGCGATTGGTCTTCTTCAGCAGAAATTCTTCGTAGCAGCGCTTGCGGCGGACCGCGCCAGCCCAGGACAGCGATACGCCGCCCACCACCATGAGGGTGGCCAAAATCAGAAATCCCCATGCTGGTGTCATGCAGCCTCCTTGAGCGCTTCGATACGGACGCGCACGGCGCCGCCTTTAGTGGTCTCCCGGCGCACGATGCGTAGGTCGTCGATCTGTTCGTCGTCACCCCAGACCCCGGCATGCGACAAGGCATCCAGCAGGCCCTTGGCGACGTTGTCGAGGTCACGCTTGCGCCTGTCAGGCGGGAAGCACTCAATCGTCACAGAGAGCCTGCAGGAGAGCTTCTCGATGGCATGCGGTACCGACCAGCACACGTCGGCGCGGTATTTACGGCCCTTCTCGCTGATTAGATGGCGGCCGGCTAGCTTGCCAGTGGTCGGGTGGCGCCAGTAGGTATTCACGCTTGGCGGGTATGGCAGGTGCAGAGTGATCATGCAGCCCCCTTCACGGTCAGAATGCCAGCCCGAATCAGGGCCTCATGAGTCTCAGCGATCGCCCGGGGCATGTCAGACCAGTCCACCTCGCCTTTCCCGCGGCCGTCGAGCGCGTCGTGGCAGGCGCTGCAGGCGTAGACCGCCACGGTGTCGAAGCCCTTCATGCCCATGCCCTTCTGCCCGCATGGCAGGTGGGCCAACACAGTGGTCTCGGGATTGAAGTTGCAGGCGCCAGGGATGCGCACGGTGCAATCCTGGCCGCGGGCGCTCTCGCGCACCTTCTTGGATACGATCCTCATGCCGCCTCCTCGCTCAGCAGGTCGCCGAAGAACACACCCCTGCGGCTGAACTCTTCAACGATGCGGTCCGTGTACTGGCAGCCCTGGGCGCGGTCGAACAACCGAGTCACCGGGAACCCATCTGGCCCAAACATCGCGCACGGACCCATCAGGCGCAGCTTCACGTCGTAATCCAGGTGGATGAACGACTCAGCCCAACCGGTGCGGAACTCGGCGCAGCCGGCGCGCATGATCGGCACGCCCAGGTGCAGCTTGCAGTAGCGGCGCACGTCCTCGATATCACCCATCTCTGTGCTCTTGGCGATGCGTTCGTACATCGCAAACCACAATGCGTTTTGATCCAGGGTGCGGTCCTTGCCAGGGCGCATGCTGACCACGACGAACTTCTTGTCGCGGAACAGGCGGGTGAGCATGGTGATGGCCTCGGACAGCTTGGCCTGGCAGTTGACGGAGATCTTCTCAGCCACGGTTCGCCTCCTTCACCCAGCGGCGCATCGACAGGTCGCAGCCCATGGTCAAGCACACGCCGTTTGCCATCCCGCGGTGAGTGGCCCGGCGGCAGCAGCCACAACCGCACCGGCGGCGCGACTTCGAGTCGACTGGCTCGTGGTAGCAGATCTGACCTGGTAGGCCGCCGACCTGGCCCCAGCCAGCCATTCCCCCGCGCATTGCCGCGGAACGGGCCGCAGGTGACATGCTATTCAAGTTGGTCATGGCGCCACCTTCAGGACATGGGCCTCGATAGCTTCGCGACGATCCCGAACGTAACCATCGATCTCCGCCTGAAGCTCCACCAGCACAGCGTCGCGGGAGGCCTGCCAGCACACCCAGTTCTCCACGAAACGCTCGTACTTGGCGACGGTGCACAGCTTGAGGTGGAACAGAACGTAGCGGCCTTGCTCGGCGTTCCAGCAAGCCCCTTCCGGCACCGGGTAGCGCGCCTCGAACTGCTCGCGGCTGATGTCGCGCATCTTGTTGGTGTCCATCAGTGCGCCTCCTGCAGCTTCAGTTTCAAGTGAGCGGCCACGCGGATGAGCGCCATGACAGCGGCATAGATGGCCGCAAGAACGGGATAGCCGGCATAGACCAGCGCAGCGATGTACAGGCCGTGTACGGCAAGGCCAAAGGCGTAATGTGCCTTCCCGCAGCCTGCGATCTTCAAGGCCAGCCGATCACTCATAGCCAGAGCCCCCATGAGCATCAGGCCGACCATGATCCATACCAGCGCGGCGGCAAACGTTTTGGGGCCTTGGTAGGGGCCGACCAAGATGGCCAACAGGGCCACGTCAAGCATCCGGGTGATAATCAAATTTCGCATCAGTGCTTCTCCTCGAGCTTGTTCATCAGCCAGGCGGTTGGGATGGCGGCCAGCAGGATCGACGGGCCTGCCATGATCGCCAGCTTCGCGGGCCACGAAAGATCCAGTGACACGGCAAACCTGACCCACAGGGTGAAGGCCGCAGATGCCGCGATGATCACGGTCGGTGCCAGCACGATCATCAGCACGGCTTTGAGGTAGGTACGCATCACGCCCCCTCCCCGGCCGGCTGCCCGGCGCGCTTGATGTTCAACTTGGCCAGCAGGTGTGCACGGCATGCGGCCGCGCTCGATGGGATCTGCTGGAGGTCCAGCAGGCGGGCCTGGCGTTGGCTTGCGTACTCGTCGGCCAACTCAATCAGGCTCTTCTGGCTGTCGTGGCCGATGCCGGTGGCGATGTCGCCCAAGGGCTCGCCGGCGACTAGCATGCGTATCGTGATGTCGTAGGCGCGGGCGAATACCTTCTCGGCCCGCTCCACTTCCATCGACCCCAGGTTCTGCGCCTCGCACTGCAGGGCCGCGTGGCGCACCGCTGCGTGCGTCCAGTGGCGTGCACCTGCCCTGCTGGGGTGGAAGTTCTCCAACGCCTCTGCCAGGGCCCGCGCAAGCGGTGGAATACCCATCTCTTCCGGCGTCGGCTGGCACAGCTTGATGAACTTGCCGCTGCTCGGGGCGAAGTCGGTACCCAGCACACGGCACTTCTGGATGCCGAAGCGGATCTGCTCAAGCGTGTTGATACCCGCCGCAACGAAGGACTTGATCCAGCTGCGCTTGGCAGCCTTCAGCGCGTCATCGTCCGGCCAGGCCTGCTTCCACGCCGGGAAGATGGCCTGTAGCTCCTTGAACAGGGCGTTGACGACTTCGGTGGTGCCCGGGTCCAGCTGCTTGGCCGGGGCGTGCACCTCGGCAGGCAGGTTGCCGACCTTGGCCATGATCTGCGTCACGCTGCGCAGTTTCGGTTGTGCGCTCATAAGCCCCCCAGGTCATCAGCCCAGCTGGTGTCGTTGAAGTCGGGGCCGCTGGCCGGGCGGCGGGATGCGAACGGGGCGGCACCTGCTGGCTGGGGCAGTTCGTCTTCCCAGCGCTTGCCGTTCAGCCAGGTGGATGCGTGCGGGATAAACTGGCCGCCGTCCTTGGTCCAGTCGGTCGATACGGTCCAGGCAGCCAGGGCCTTGGCCATCAGGTCGAACAGGTCAGCGGTGACCTTGAGCTTCGCCCAGGCCTTCTTGGCGTCGGCCTTGCTCACCTTGCGCGGGTAGATCTTCCAGAAGCGCTCGAAGTCGACCAACTCAGGAGCGTCAGCGACATGGGGTTTCTTCCTTGATTCAGTAGAAGAATCCTTTATTGAGTAGTTGTCGGTTTCCCCACCATTCGGAGAACCCACACTTCGGTTAACCGAATATTCGGAAACCTGTAGGTTCGGTTCGTAGTGCACGATCACCCGGCGGCCGAGCACCTTGCCGGTACCCTCCTCGCGCACAACCTCATGGCTCACCAGGCCGATTTCCTTGAGGTAGGCCATGGCCTTCGAGTAGCGGTCGCGGCCGATCGAGAACCGGTCTTGCAGGTACGAGCCGATCACCTTCCAATCGCTGGAACGTGTCTGCAGGTAGATCCAGATGGCCAGGGCGTCGGGGTTGGCGATCATGGCCACCACGTCGTTGCTGACCGAGCTGTACGGCGCCTGCTTGGCGTAAAACAGGGTTGGCGTGGCCTTCTCCACGTTCACGGGCTTGCTCATGGCTCCTCCCGCTCGATCATGGCGCGCAGATCGCGGTCGAGGTCATGCACTGGCACCCAATCCTGGCCGGCCTTCATGAGCACGGCCACAAACTCGTTGTTCGTCTGGTCAACTTTCTTGCGCAGCCAGGTGTAGAGCACGCGCGTCTCGGCCAAAGCCTTCTTATCGGCCTGCATCTGATCGGAGTAGCGGCGGAAGCGCTCGTTCTCATCATTGAGCTGGGAGATCTCCGTGAGTAGGGTCAGGATCGTGGCCGGCCCAGCAGCGCCAATGAAATCCTTCTCTGCATCGCCGGTGACACGGGATAGGCCGAATGACTGCGGGCTGTACCAGTCAGGAACTTTGCTAGCGGCCTCGGCCAGCGCCTTCAACTTGTCCTTGTCGATGCTCATGCTGCACCCCGCACAGCCTTGTCGTGGGTGTGCAGGCCGTCCCAGTTCTTCTTCATGGGCAGCTCGCCGGCCAGGTACAGCTCGTACAGGCGCACGGCGCCCTTGCGCAGCAGGATCGGGGTGTAGGAGATGAACGCCTCTTTCCCGTGCGGGGTGATCTCCTGCTGGTGTTCGGTCATGTACTTGTCGCGGGCGTAGTTGCCGACGCGGTAGCGCGTGCCGCTGCTGCCCTCGGTGTAGAGCCAGTTTTTGGCCTTGAGGAAGGCGTTCACCTGCATCACGTTGATCCCATTGAGGCCCTTGCAGAACTGGACAGGGCTCATGCCTTCCTTGAACAGGCTCTCAAGGTGGTCGATCTTCTTGGCCTGGGCTTCGACCTGGACGGTGAGCAGCACGCGGGCCTGCTCTGCCTCATAGGCAAGCTGGATCAGCTCGAGGCGGGTCAGTTCGCGCGGCTGCGACAGGTCGTTGAGCTTTTGCACGACGATCCGTCGCACTGCCTTGGATTCGCGCATCGACACCAGAAGGCATTGATCCTTGGTCAGCATCTGGCCTTCGGAGGCTGGGCCTCGGGAATTCTTAACTACGAAAGTTTCGTAGTATTCGCCGTCGAGCTCGTCCTTGCATCGCGCAGTGAAGTCGGCGCGCCGAACCTCGCTCTCGCCGTGTTGAATCCTGGCTTCGTTGACCAGGACAAGCAGATCAAAGCTGCTCATCGTGCGCGCCACAGAATCATGCTTCGCGTTTTGTGGCGCGAGATTCGATGGGGCTTGTATACTGGATTCCTGCAGATGCATAATTCACCTCAAGAGTTTTATGTGAAGCAGAGAGCCGGGCCGCAATCCCGGCTTTTTTGTGTCTGTAAGAAGCCCGAAAGAGGGCCTCTGTCTTTCCACAATCAGGGAACATCGAGGCCCTTTTTGTGCCCTACCAGCCCCAACACGGGGGCCTTGTGTCGCATTTGTCTCAATTGCTCCTGCACCGCGAGTGAGCGACTCATTTCCAAGTACTCATCCGTCGATCTATCCAGGCTCCAGCCAAGGTCGGCAGCCAGCTGTCGAACCTCAGCCTTCACCTCGATTGGCAGCAATTCGAAGGTGGTTTCAGGCATAGGCCCTCCATAGGGGCTTCAGGCCGTTTTATCCTGCTCACCAGCGCCGTTCATTTCTCGGAGCAGATCAGCAGCGCCCAGGCGGCGGCCGAGGTTGGCCAGTTCGTGCACGTAGGTGGCCAGCTGCATGCCAGCCATACGGGCTTCCATGCGCAGCTTTCGAACCTCTTCAGGCTTCCAGCGCGACTTGATCACTTCGCTGCGTTTGTTGGCGGGGTCCAGGTGCATTCAGGGATTTCCTTGTGATTGAAAAGTGGTTAAGCGGCAGATTTCTTGAGGCTTTGCTTGCCGTTCTTGGCCAGCTCAGCGTGCATTTGGTCGATAGCGGTACCAGCTACATAGCTGGGGTTGCTGATCTGGCCGCTGCGAATTCGGAAAACCGTCGATACGTCGCACTTGGCGCGCTCTGCAATGGCCTTGTAGGTCATGCCTGAGCCAAGCAACTCGTCCAGTTTTTTGGGAAGATCGGTAGCGCTCATGGCTGCCTCCTTTGTAGATATGCACATAATCATGCACTGGTGCATATCTGTCAACGTTCAGCTGTATTGCCCTATGCACTGCCGGGAGGCAGCATTGCACCTATGCATAAATCGATAGACAAAATTCTCGCTCAACTCATGGCCGCAAACGGCATATCTCAGGTTGAGCTGTCGAGCCGCACTAGCGTCGGCCAGTCGACCATTTCCAGGATCCTCAAGCCCCAAGGCCCAAAAGGCATCAAGGAGCCAACCGACAAGCAGGTCAGACCTTTGGCCGAGTTCTTTGGGATCACCACCGACCAGCTACGCGGGTATGAACCGCTGGGAGAAGGTGAGCCAGAGGCGGAGCGACGTGAAACTCTATCTACGGCAGATATCGTCAAGCAGATGCTGGCGAAGCATGGCAAAGGCCTTTCTCTTGACGCTCGGCAGAAGATCGCCGACGCCATTGAGGAAAAGTCGGCCGAGCAGCTGGCTTCATCCAATGTAGTGACAGTGGACTTTTCGAGACCTGGCCAGGTTGGCGATGAGGTCTGGATCGCTCACTATGACGTTCGGGCAGCAATGGGTGGCGGCCAGATCCCTCATGAATATCCAGAAATGCTGCAAGACATTAGGGTCAGCCCGCGCCACCTTCGCGAAATGGGCGTTACGTTCAAAGAGCACTACCACCTGAAGATGATCACCGGATGGGGCCAGTCTATGGCGCCCACGATTAAGGACCGCGATCCACTCCTGGTCGATATCACCATTCGCGAGTTTACGGGCGACGGGATCTACCTCTTCTCCCATGACGAGATGCTCTACGTGAAGCGCTTGCAGAAGAAAGGGAAGGACCGCTTCAAGATGATCTCGGACAACAAGCACCATGATCCCGAGGATATTCGCGTGGATGACACGCACATCCTGGCGCGGGTGCTATACGTCTGGAACGGTCAGCCCGTCTAAGCCAGGCCAAGACGCTCTAACCATCCCATCGAGGCCCGCCAAGCGCGGGCCTTTTCATTCCCTA